TTGGTCAGCGCCGTTCCCTTACGGCGTCTGGTACGTTTACCGGAACGACCCCCAGACAGCTTTAAGGCTCAAGGACGATGGCGTCGTGCCCAACCCAAGCATTCCCGGGATCGGTTATTACCGGGATGAGCACAGTCAGGTGACCGCAGAGATTGAGTTGTCCAAGCTCGAAAACAAATACCTCGACGTGGCCGGCGGCCAGGTCTACGTCGATCATCACAGCACCGTAGGGGATACGTTCACTTGCGACGTCGGTTCGATTCACTACAGCTTCGAGCTTCTCCGTCGGGAGGTGGCCGGCATCGAGTACGATGTGCACCTAGGATGGGATCCGGATCCTGATTCAGGACTAACATCCTATGTGCGCGGAAGCCTTGGGCCATCTGACCCCACATTGCCGCCAGGACGGATTCACAAACACAAGCTGGCCGTGGCTGACATCGCCATTGAAGGACTGACTGTTTTCCGAATCCTCAACACATATCAACGGTACGACTGTTGGCGTGTTCATAATTGCGGCACGACGACCATTCAGGTTCTGCTGCAGTTGCCCGATGGCAGCGCTGACAGGCAGTTTGTTGGCCCTGGAGGTTGCCGGGCTTTCAGACGGCGCCAGGATGGCACCTGGGCTACGCGCTGGCCTAACGGCGGCTTCTGCTACCATTTCTTCCCTTACTTCCCGGGTGACGTGCCGTATTTTTCCGAAGGACCGCCAAGCTGGCAGGCTCCAAACACGTCGGCCTTTCTAGCTTTGGAACGGTCGGCTCAGGCCAATAACGTGGCCAACCCGTTCATCATGTTCGACTGGCTACACACGATTGGCGCCGAGATCGACCCGGATGTGAACCACGACATCCGGCAGGTCTACAACACATACGCGGATCCGGGCGACTTTCGGCAGCAACTTGGTGACCTGGTGTTCACTTGGGGACGGGCTCAAGTGCAATACACTATCGACCCAAACGCTTCAAATCCGACTTTTGAAACCTATGAAGTAAACTTCCCCGGTGTTGGCAGTTTCCTGCAGAGGTTGCACGATCTCGGCGTTACCGTTGTTCAGAACCCGACAAGCATCACGCTGACAAGCCGGCGCGGCAACTTTCGGATCACACCCATTGATTGCAACATCTTCAACGACGGGGGTTTTATGGAGTGGGAGATCACAACCACGCCAAGAACGTTTTCAACGGTTTACCCAAACACCAGCAGTCAGGATGCGTTCTGGTCTTCAGGGAATGAGGCAACCATTTTTGAGAAGGTGATTGATGTCCGGCGCCGTCTGGCTGTCGAGGCCGGTTTCCTGAACAGTTATGACGAAGTTAGTGATATCAGTGAGGATCGTGTTGGATTGCTTAGGCTGACACCGCAAGGCCTAGCGTGCAGCGTTGGAAGCCCAACAGGAATTGACGGCAACCTTCTGATCGACTTTGAAAGCTATGCCGAATCAAACCAGCTTTACATACGCAGCCGAAACAGCGGATACGGCGTCGGCGCTTGGCAAAACTTCTATTTTTCATCCAGCGACAGCACGGTTTTGATTGGGCCATCAAGAAACGCCGGAGGGACTTCGCCCGGCATTCCTTGGCAAAACCTGTTTCCAACCAAAATTGGCACCACAATGCCAACATCGTCGCTTCTGTACCAGGGAGCCATTAACACGGCTTACATCCCACCAGGAGGACCTTGGGGATTCTCGTCTGGAAATTACGACAACGAATTGATGCGTGCGGTCCACGGCGACCCGAATTATGCATCAAACTACGGATTTGAGGCTGATTTTTGGGTGAACAAATGGGGAGGGCCAAACGGTGTTGACGCCTCGGTGCGCATACCTGGGAGCCCAAACACGACACCGAAATATGCTATTAGACCAGATGGCCCAAACTCGTCTTTTGTGACCTCTGTTCAGGTTGCGACGGAAGACATTTTCAAAGATGAACGAGGGGCAAGGTTTGCTTCCACAGTACCGCTGCCACAAGTGGGCGCGCCGTCTAATTACGGCGATTCACTGACCTCAATCAAGTTCGACCAGAATGCGAGTGTGACGAATACTTTTGCGGTGCCTTACATTCCCATACTAGTCCAAAATGGAGGCCCAGGCTGTGGACCATTTTTCCACAAGATCCCCAAAAGCGCCTGGCTGTGGAATCTGCTTCAATGGCGCCTCGAATCTTGGACAAGATCGACCTGCCTTTGCACAATGGACAAGGCCCCGGGACTGCCCGCATTCTTTGGGACCGGATATGAGCCCGACTTTGACTTGGACGCTTGGTATCTTGATCAAGCCGGATACGATTTGCTGACCGGCTATGGCGTCCAATGCTACGCCAGCCAGGACAGTTTTGGCACCGATTACTGGTTTGTTCCGCCTCAGAATCTTCAGACATGGTGCCGGCGGTTTGGGTTTACATCGGGCAACTGGCAGACCGAAAACGGGCAGCCGACCGAGTTTCCGGCAGTAGCAGCCACCAGGGTCAAACCTTACCGCAGTTATTCGGAACGCGAAACGCAATCGCTTGTTGGCTACTTCGACGTTACCACCAGCCAACAAAAGTACCTCACCCTAAGCCTGGTCGACCTCAAAGGGATCTAGTTCTTGACCCGTCGATAACCCTGTCTCCACAGGATCTTCCCGAGCCATTGCCCGTGGCGGTCGACTTCATCCTCATTCCATTCGGGATGCATGTGGTGCAGCAGCTCATGCACCAGTACTTCGAGTCGGTACTTTTCGCCCAGCCTTGGGTCGATCTCGATACGGCCATCTCCGACCCATGCAATACCATCGGCTCTGAATCGTTTGAGTTTCCGTTCCGTGATTTTGATTCTGGGCGTTGCCATAGTGCTTGAGTTTGAGCTGAAATAATGCTTGCAATCATCCGTGAACATTGTTCCAGCACGCAAGCGTGTCATGGCTATCGGATGCTCTCACGGCAACCGGGCCAACCGTGACGCGCTGGCTGCTGCCCTGTTGTTCCGGGAGCAATACAAACCCGATGAAGTGATTCACCTGGGTGACGCCTACGACCTCGCCAGCCTCCGTGCAGGCTCTCTGGCCAATCCTGACGACTCGGATCATGCCGACGACTATCTCGACGACATCGAATGTGGTCGAGAGTTTCTGAACGCCTTGAGGCCGACCGTTTTCATCCTCGGCAACCATGACCAGCGTGCGCTGAAATACCTGCATCACCACAATACCGTGGTGCGTGGTTTTGCCGAGGCCATCTGGGACAAGATGAAACAACCCATTGAGAAGCACGCCCGGGTGTTCATCAAACACCACGACGTGTTGCCCAGGAGCTGGTACACGCTCGGCGGCTACAAGTTCGGCCATGGCCTTTTGTACTCCGAGAACTTCCTGCGCGACACCGCGGAGACTTGGGGCAACACCGTGGTGGCCCATGCGCATCGCGCAGGCATGGCTACAGGGCGCCGGAGCGACCATCCGGTGTGTTTGTCCCCGGGAACGCTCGCGGACGCGCCTTGCATGGATTATGCGCTAAGGCGGAGGGGCACACTGGCTTGGTCCCATGGCATCGTATTCGGCGAGTACACCGACGACAGCGCCCAGCTCTACGTCCACCAATGGTCCCAGGGAGAAAAGCTATGGAATCTGCCGAGCTTCTAAAACGCATCAGGGACGAGCTGGGGAAAAAGGTGCAGGTGCCTGATTCCGAGTGGAAAACCGCTCGGCAGTGGGGCATTGTGTGGGGCCTTGGACTTGCTCAAACCAACAAGATGCTCATGCAGGGCATGGAATCTGGCCTGATGGAAATGGAACGATTCCGAGTTAAAACACCCACCCGCGGAGCCTACCCAATCCCACACTACCGGCAGACCAAATGAGCGACATTGTATCCAGCACCATCCAGGAACGCGGCAAAGTCTATGGCGAGCCACACCATAGCCACACCAACATCGGCCTATCCTGGACAGCCATCATCCAGCAGCACTACGGGATCACTCTACCGCACACACTGCCGGCACACCTGGTGGAACTGATGATGGTGGCATTCAAGGTCCAACGCAGCGCCCGGGTGTTCCATGCCGACAACTACGTCGATCTCAGGGCTTACGCAGCGTTCGCGGAACACGCTCAAGAGCACCCCGGAGAGCCCTACGTTCCCGAAAAGTGACCCTTGTTTGACCCGCGTAAACATTGGGTTTTCTTCAAAATCTACAGAAAAAAGGTTTTCTCTGTAGACGTGAGGCATGATCTCGTTCATCTTGATCACGTCGAAAGCAACAACAGCAAACCAAAGCAAAACATGAGCAAGACGATCACGATCCAACTTCCCACCGAAACATCCTACTGGGGCAGCACTGCAACCGAGGCTGACGTTTACCGCATCATCGGTAATTTGGAGATGATGATCCGAAGCCAATTTCCGGATGTGGACATCGACTTCCAGCATATCCCAGAGCCTCGAGGCCGCGGCATCTGGGGTGACGATGGCTCGTTGATTGATTCAATCCACCAGTACATTCAGGACAACTGGACCGCAGCGCTCTGATCTACGGCCTGGCGACCGCTATCGCCACATCCGGCTCGTGAGGAATACGGAGCACAGGGGCGCGACTGGCCAACGCGCACAACTCTTTAAACCATGACCACCATCTCCAATCTCATCAGCGCCCTGATCATCGTCGAAAGCTCAGGCAACGACATGGCAATCGGCGACAACGGCAAGGCCATCGGGCCGCTGCAGATCCACAAGGCCGTTGTGCTCGATGTGAACCGGATCACCGGATCGCACTACCGC